TGCGTGGATCGAGGACGTGCCAAAGTTTGTCGGCAAAATGATTCCAAGCAGCACCACGGCAGTTTTGTTTTTCAACGTCGGCTACGTCGAGGGCGTGCTGGCGGCCAAGGGCGTTCGCATCGTCCGCGTTCGTCCACATGATTGGCAAAAACATTTTAGACTTGGAACGAAGAAAGATTGCAGCGGCACCACCGAGTGGAAAAACAAATTGAAGAGCGAGGCGATCCGTCGTTTCCCTACACAAAAAGTTACGCTCGCCACCGCTGATGCGCTGCTCATTCTAGACTACGCAAACGAGAAGGGGCTGGCACCCAGTAACTGAGCCGCCAGCCCCAATGAACCCCATGAAACAGGGGTCTTATACACCAGAAAATTTCCCCATGCAACAAACATATACAACTGGCAGCAATGCCTTACTTACCGTCGCCTCGCAAGATGCTGACGTTTATAGCAGAATGAATGATCCTCTCGCCGCTGTTAAACAGCTTGGCGAAATGATCGCAACCAGCGGCCTCTTTGGCTGCACTAAGGTGGAACAGGGTCAGGTTCTCGCGCTGCAATGTCTCGCAGAGCGCAAGCCTCCGCTTGAGCTGGCTAAGACCTATCACCTTATCGAGGGCAAGCTCTCGATGCGCTCGGACGCCATGCTGGCCAAGTTCCAGATGAGCGGGGGACGTGTCGAGTGGCAGGTTCGCACCGACAAGGAAGTCACGGCAGTGTTCTCCCACAACGGAAACAAGTTGCCGTTCACCGTACTACAGGCGGACTTCGTGGCCAATGGCGTGGCGACTAGTCGCGACGGAAAGCTAAAAGATAACTGGCGCAAGTTCCCAAGGCAGATGCTCACGGCTCGCGTGATTAGTGAGGCGGTGCGCCTGCTCGCCCCTGAGATTGTTTTTGGTGTCTACACACCGGAAGAAGTGGCCGATTTCTCGTCCGCTCCAGAGGTTAAGACGGTGAAACCAGAGCCGGTGAAGCCCGAGCCGGCCAAGCTGGACAGCATCATAACGCCAGAATTAGAGTCTGACGCTAATGCGTTCCTAGTCGCACGCACCTACATTCAAGTGGGCCAGACCTACCGTGACGTTGCGCCAGACATGGCAGAACGGATTCTGGCAGCTCCACGCGCCTTCATTGAGGCAGTACAAGCGAGGGCATCAGCATGAACCCAGCAGGCCAAATCATACCCAATATGCCGGCTTGGGAGTACCACCGCGACCCATCGATTTCCAAGTCTGGTCTCGACCAGTTCCGCAAGTCACCAGCGCACTTCCAAGCGTGGCTGGCAGAGGATCGAGAGCAGACGCCGGCGATGCGCATCGGAACGCTCACGCACTTGGCGGTACTTGAACCAGACACATTTGATTCCAAGACCGTTGTCGCTCCGTTGGTTGATAAGCGCACCAAGGAGGGCAAGTCGATCTGGGAGCAGTTCAAAGGTGAGAATGCCGAAAAGGAAATCATCACCATCGACGAGCGGGATCAGATCGTAGCCATGCGCGAGAGTGTTCACAAGCACCAGGCTGCTGGAAAACTTCTGGTTTTTGGTGGTTCTGAAATCTCGGTATTCGCGACCTGCCCTAAAACCAAGGTGATGATGAAGGGCCGGTTCGACTGGCTTGACGGCAACACCATCGTGGACCTCAAGACAACCGAGGACGCGAGTCCAGAGGGCTTCGCTAAATCGGTCGCCAACTATCGCTACCACATCCAAGCCGCGCACTACATCGCGCTGGCCGGTCTGGTTGGCATCAAGGACGCGACGTTCAAAATGATTGCTGTAGAAAAAGCAGCCCCATACGCGGTCGCGGTATATGAGCTAGGCGCCGTTGACTTAATCTTGGCAGAGTCCGACCGCATCACGTTGCTGGAGATGTTCTCTTCATGCACTCAGTTCCAATCGTGGCCTGCCTACTCGCAGAACATTACAACAATTTCGTTGCCCCGTTGGGCGACAAAATCAAACCCATAAAACAATATGTTCACCGTAGATCGCAAATCCGCCGAGTCGAAATCTTTCGACAAGCCCGGCACCTATTCCGTGGAGATTTCTTCCGTGGAAGCATCGCTCACCCCAAAGGGTGACTCAATCGTCAAGCTCGTCTTTCGCGCCGCGGACGGCAGCGTGGCTTCCGACAATATTCTGAACCGTGACACCACATGGTGGCGCGTGAATCAGTTGCTGTCGGCCTGTCCTAATGTTCAGATCGCAGATGGCGAGCAACTGGACTTTGCCAAGCGAGAAATCTTCAATGATTTCCTTGCTAAGTTTAAGGGTCAGTCCCTCGACATTAAACTGGAGGAGGAGACCTACGTCAAAGACGGCGAAACCAAAAAAACTTTGCGCGTTCGTCGATTCCAGAAGTCAGCAGTCGCACCGTTCTAAATCTGTCGGCCATACAGGGGCGCGACTGTTTAACGCGCACTAATTTTAAAAACCCAATGACGATCACACTTAACGAAGCGGAGCAACGTCTCGCTAAGTTTTTGGCTAATGGTCGCAGCGATGCTAATCGCGCCAGCAACACCCAGGACCGCAAAATGGGCGGCCAGTCTGGCGAACTAACCGACCTCAATGGCATCGCGGCAGAGATCGCATTCTGCAAGATTCACAATGTCTATCCCGACTTAAATATTGATGCTCGACCCGCCGCTGATTGCATTTTGCACAACGGTGTGTCAGTTGACGTCAAATCCACGCGGTACGCATCTGGCCGGCTGCTGGCGGTGCGCTGGAAGAAACCGAATGTTGATATGTTTGCGCTGATGGTTGGAGAGTTTCCTAGCTACCGTTACGCTGGCAGTCTATCAGCAGTCGAATTGCTTAGTGATACAAAATTGCGAGACCTTGGACACGGTATGACATATGCGGCAGACCAATCTGAATTACACTATCCATGAATAAATCTATCCCACAACACACTTACGGTCTCGTTGATCAAGGCATCTTGCGCGGTAGTACTACTGATACTAGAGAGTACGAGCGATGCGTGATCTTTGGCGTCACCTCGATTCCTTCACGCGCTTTGCACTTCTCGATTTTGTGCGAGTCAGGTGCGCAGTGGGCCAGGATACCCCTGCACAAACTGCGCCATGAGAAGCCCACCACGGATCGCATCCACGATCTGCCACAGCTACAAAGTTGGGACTGTCACGGCTGGGACTTCTGCGTTACCCAGTACGAATACTTACGCGAGATGGGTTGTCAGTTCAAGACCCGCGACGGAGAGATTATTCCAGCGAGCTACTGGTTCACGTTAGATCACACGGACAATGGATATTCCCAATACCCGCCAGAACATAAATGTTATCACTTGTTATTACTTGATGACGGCTCAGGCCAGATTGCTGCTCAACCTAACAACCGAATACTGTGGCGGGACGATAGTTTCGTGAGGCCAAACCCAGCTCACATTGCGGAGTACCGGGTGATGCCAGAAAAAACTTGGCACGCGGAACTCGGACGCAATGCGGACTTCACTAAGATAATTAACGAGCCAACTGATCCAACTACTCAGCGTACTGAGTAAATTTACTCCCCCTAAGTAGTAAATGAATCTTAGACCATATCAAGTTCGCGCAGTAGATTTCTGTGTTGGCCGCGCCAGAGCGTTCGTTGTTGCTCCAGCGGGATCAGGCAAGACCATCATCGCCGCGGCTGCTATCAAGAGCGGAATGCAGTCAGACTCACCGGCAGCGTTCACCGACCAGGCTCGCATAGTCTGGCTGGCCAACACCCGTGAGCAGGTCCAGCAGGCTCTGGATGCGGCAGATAAGTTTGGAGTTAAGATCGAGGCACACTGCGTGGCGGCGCAGCCCGACTGCTCATCCGCTCACGTCATCATCGTGGACGAGTGTCACCACCTCCCAGCGGCCACATGGTTACAGATTGTCACCGACTCAAACGCGGTCATCTGGGGCTTCTCCGCAACCCCTTTCGGTGACGACCCCGAGCGTAATGCCACACTCAAGAAATTCTTTGGCGAGAATAATTTTGTCACCATCCCGCGTCAGGAGGTTCTCGACGGTGGATCGATCACTGCCGGCGAGGTCTACGTCCACGACCTAGATGAGCCTGGTCAGTTCGATTACTCAATTAACGACCAGACCGTAATCGAGACGATGCGTCGCTGCCGGCGTTACCCAATGATACCAATCGACACGCACCAAAGCCGCGCCCGCTGGCAGTTCACGGCTGAAGCGATCCGCAACAATCACAAGCGCAACTACACGATAGCAAAGTTGGCCAACGATTCCCCGCAATCTGTGCTGGTCTTGGTGTCCACCGTAGAGCATGGAGAATTCCTCCAGCTTGCGATCCACGACTCGACGCTCGTCCACGCCAAGATACCCAAGAAGAAGCGCAGGGCCACCATCGACGCATTCCGCGACGGCACCTTGCGCTGCATGATTGCCACCAGTCTAGCTGACGAAGGTCTTGACGTACCACGCGCTGCTGTGCTCATACTCGCATCAGGTGGGCGGTCAGCAGGAAAAATTGAGCAGCGTACCGGGCGCGTCATGCGGCCACACGCTGACAAAGATTTCGGCACCGTCCACGACTTCAAGGACCGCGGCGCATCGCTCGCACACTATCAATTTCTTTCTCGCATAAAAACCTACAAAAAACTTGGCTACAAAATTCATCCATGATCTTACGCTGCCCCCACTGCTCAGAAGTTATGATCGTCAACCCAGCGGCCATGCTCGGTGCGATCAAAACTAAAAAGAAAGCCCGTCAGTCGCGCATCAACGGCGCAAAGGGCGGGAGGCCCAAAAAGAAATGAGCGACTCACCGGAATCGAATTGCATGAGAACCTTTGAGTTCCTCATGAAAAAGTACAAGGACGAGATCGAACTCGACCTTAAAGTGCAAGGGAGCCACCCAGACCAGAAAGAGCACGACGCAATTTACAAGCTGTACTACGATAAAAAATTAACCATCCAGCAGATCAGCATCCGCTACCACCGCTCAAAGGCTTTCGTTTCCAAGATAGTTAACCGCAAACACAAATTATATAAACATGAAACCGGACAATAATTACTTCATCGTCTCAGATTTATTTCTGAAAGAATACTCCGACCTCGTTGTCTCGCCACCGAACCCCGCAGACTACGACGACATCTTTAAGGTCAGCGGATCGAGCAACATCACGGTGCGTGACTGCACGATCAATCCTGACGGCGGCAACCGCGAGGACGGCGTGGACATCATGCGCTACTCGAAGTACATTGAGTTTAACTGGTGTAAGGTGGGCGCCGGCAAGAAGTACGGGTTCACGATCAAGGGCGGATCAAACAACGTGACACTGCGCGACTGCACCATCACCCGCGGCGGCGGTAACTGGGAGCGTGTAGACATCGACATCGGCAACTGGTCCACGACCACGCCGGCCAAGACTGGTGTGGTCACGATTGACAACGTGAGCCGGGCTGATGGCAAGAAGGTCCGCGTCCGCGTAGGCTGGGCAGAGCAGCCGGTCATCATCGGACCCAAGGTCCACATTCTTTTCTGGCAGAGCCTCGGACTGAAGGTCTACTGCCTCTTCCGCCGCGCACTCCTCAAGTTATCATGAACGGAAAGGGCGACTCACCACGCAACTGCTTCTCGGAAGCGTACCGCAACAACCACGACCACATCTTTAAATGCAAAAGTCAGAAGACAAAAAAGACCAACTCATCGGACGCGCAGCCATCGCGCTTGTGCTGTCACACGAAAACTCATGCGGACGCGCCATCACCATCGACGAGGCAATGTTCGTTAGCCAAACCATCGTCGACTTAATCGAACACGGCCACCCAGAACTTAAAGAAGACATCACGCGGAACTGAACCCTCCGCTCACTCCATGACAACAATCGAACGCGCCAGACTCTATCTGGCATCCTGTCCGCCTGCCATCTCTGGCTCCAGCGGTCACAACGCAACCTTCACCGTGGCAACCGCGCTGGTCCACGGCTTTTCTCTGTCCCGTGCAGACGCACTCACGCTGATTAATGAGTTCAACCTACGCTGCACACCACCGTGGAGCGAGCGCGAACTCATCCACAAGGTCGACCAGGCCGAGAAGACTGCGCACGATAAGCCCCGCGGTCACCTAATGGCGTCCAACTTTACGCCGGCGTCTAGCGTCAAGAGTTGCGTGTCGCCCAGCGGCAAGTTCGTGGCCAACCGGTGTCAGAATGTAACCATTTCGACGGCCAAGGAGAGCGGCTTCGACGCGACCAAGAAGTTCCTCACCACAATTTTCTCACCCGACGACTGGATCTGCATCACGAACGACGCGACCTACGACCTTGAGCACGACAAGTACAACCCCGCCAGCAACGGCACGTTCATGCCACTGTCAAAGTGGTTGGATTTCTTTCCCGACTCCATGTGGAAGAATACGAACCAAGGCGCATGGATACGCATCAATCCCACCAAGCCCGACCTGTTTACCGGCAGCGACAAGAACGTCTCAGCCTACCGTCACGTCCTAATTGAATTTGATTCCAGACCCAAGGCCGAGCAGATCGACATCATCACACGCTGCCAGCTTCCGGTGGCGGCGGTCATCGACTCCGGTGGCAAAAGTGTACACGCCTGGGTGCGCGTTGACGCCACTGACGCCAGTGAGTGGGAACAGCGACGTGACAAAGTGTACGACTACCTAGCTGACGTTGCACCTGATCCTAAAAATAAGAATCCATCACGTTTCTCGCGCCTTCCCGGCATCATGCGTGGAGCTTCAGAGCAGAGCCTGATCGCACTGAACATTGGCCAGCCTACATGGCAGCAGTGGATAGACTGGCGTGACCAGAATGAATTAGAGGAACCCACCAAGCCTAGCGACCTCATCGCCTACGACACCGACAACGACCCGAACAATGTGCTGGGCAATCGCTGGCTCTGTCGCGGCGGGTCGATGACAATCGTCGGACAGTCCGGTGTGGGCAAGTCATCGTTTGCGATGCAGCTAGGTCTTACCATCGCGCTAGGCAAACCATTCTTCGGTATTAAGCCGATCAGACCTTTGCGCGTTGCAATGGTGCAGGCAGAGAACGACACCGGAGATATGGCAGAGGCACTCAAGGGCGTCATCGCCGGGATGCGTCTGGGCGGCGCAGATATAGTCACGTTGGACGAGAATGTGCGTTTCTATGATGAGACCGTGAAGACCGGCTCCGAGTTTATCAAGCTGGCCAGATCCATCATCACAAAGCACAGGGCAGACGTGATTATAGTGGACCCTCTATTGAGCTACGCCGGCGACGACATCTCCGAGCAGAGTTTTATGTCCACCTTCCTGCGCAATCAGCTCAACCCCGTGCTGCAAGAGACCGGCGTTGTCTGGGTCTGGCTGCACCACATGCCCAAGCCACACAAGGGCGAGCAGGCCAAGGGGACCACCTCGGATCTGGCCTACGCCGGCGCAGGTTCAGCGGACCTGACTAACTGGTCGCGTGAGGTTGCGGTGCTACAGCGCGAGTCAGACGAGCAGGTCTACTCATTCACGCTCACCAAACGCGGCAAGCGCAGCGGCATGATCGACGCGATGGGCAACCCGACCAGCGTGGCCCGGCTTAGGCACTCAAGCACCGGCATCTGCTGGGAGTACGCCCCACCTGCAATGTTCACCGCGAGGCCAATCAAATGAAGTCCGACAAATTTAGGTTTATGCCACCGCTCGGACACGACCGCGTGTTCATTCGATCCGAGGTGCTGGCGCACATAGCGGAGATCACCGGCCAGTCCATTGAGCAGACCGCACGCACCTTTCACTACCTCAGAAACAAGGGCCACCTGGTGTTCAAC